GTGCTACTCTATCATTAAATGCATATATTCCACCCAATACAACTGAAGGCGGTACCCATCTTTGAGCTCCAGCAACTCTTGAATCAGGTACTTTAACCCATGGGTAATACATAGCTGCGAAGTTTGAATCAACTGCCTCAGCTTGTGTTACAGCAGCACTTGGATTTTGGTTGTAAGACACAGGATCAATAATTGTGAAACAATCACCTCTATTTTCACATGTATCTATGATTTTATTTGTTATAGCACTATGTTCTGAATGAACCAAACCAGGTGCTAATATTAAATTAATGTCAAACTCATCTTGGTTGGCTAACAAATCAATAGCCTTTGCATAACCCAATCCACCATTTTCAGATGTTATATCAGTTGGATTAAATCCTTGAGTCTGTGAACCAATGTTTTCATAGAAATTCACAGCAGAACCAGTTGGATTTGGTGTTGCAGCAGTCGCTTGAACATCCAATGTACCATCAGCGTTTAAACCAAAGTATCCACTAGCACCACCACTAAATCCACCAAGTGTAGAACCACTACCTACTAATGGTAAAGAACCTGATGTACCATTTACTCTAACATTACCATTTTCATCAATGTAATCTATAGTATTGGTTATAGTTTTAACTCTTACATATCTTGATTTATTTGGAAAATCACCTTGTAATTCAAGGTATCTAGTACTTCCATCAGTTCCAACAACTTGTTTTTGGTCACCAATTACTTTAGCAATATAATTTGGTGAATTAGGGTCAAGATTAATATTAGTAAATGTTTCAAGAATTTGTTTTCTTTTTTCATTGTCATTACCTGCTCTTATTACTAATGTAAATGTACCTTTACTATTATTTACATTACTGATTTCATATCTAACATTATGAACTGTTCCATTTGTTAAAACATTATTTACTGATGAAGTATGTCCGGCATTATTCATAATACCACCATCTGCTAATGTTTCTAATTCAAATGATAAATCTGGTATTGAACCTGAATTGACTGTTGCTCCACCTGTAGCTGGACTTGTCGAAAGTTGTCCCAAGCTTGAGGTGATTGAAACACTGGCTGGTGTAAATGTCCCATCCAATATTCTGACTACGGTTAATGTGTCTGAACTTTTTAAATATTCTTCAGCTGCGTGTGATGTTAAGAATTGAACTGAGTTTGAACCACTTTTCACAACATCTCCGAATTTCGCTTGGAAATCAGAATATGATGTTACAACGGTTGGGATTCCTGCAGGACCTTTAAGTGTTGGTCCTATGATTGCAGCTCCTATATCAGCGACAGCAGAAGGTAAAAATGACTGGTCTATTTCGTTTGTAAATACACCGGGTGAAATTATTTTTTCGGCCATTGATTTTCTCCTAAGTTAACTTTTTAATTTTTGAGGTAAATATACTACTTTGCGCATTAGTATTATTCATATATAAATATATGATTAAATTCTCAAACAATGATTTTTTTTTGTTTATTATGATTTATTTTCAGTTGGTGTGAATACACCTGTTTCTGGATTTAAAGAACCTTGTCCGTATTTCTCAGTAATTCCATCAAGAAATTTCTTTTCTTCATCTTGAATTGATTTTAAGGCATCTTCCAAAGTTACTTCGTCATTATCTAATCTAATTTGAGCTAACTTTAATTGTCCGAATTGATTTTGAACATTTGCATAACTTTTTTGTATGTTTTGAACTTGTGTAAGTTCCTCTTCTGTGAATTTTACTTCTTCTGGCATTATAACCTCCAATTGTGAATTGTTTATTGTCTATATATAAGTATATATAAATTTTGAAAACGAGTGATTTATTTTCCCACTTGTTTGTCTGTAGCATCACCTTCCATCCCAAAGGTAACTCTTGATGGTGTAATTTGTTTTGATATTTCAGCAGTTGTTCCAAAAATATTACTTGTAAATTCAGGTATGACATATGCTTTTATTGATAAACCAAATTCAGTTTTTATAAGTCGTTCACCATCTTGATTCATTTCAGATGCATCACTTATACTACCATCTAATGATGATAAAAACTTATATTGTTCTGAATCACCAAAATATGTTCCTATATGTTCAAGAAATAAATCACTTAATATATTCATTTGTTCAATAAAATTAGTCATCATAACTACCGAGTAATTACATATGACATGATCTGGCATTCCAGTATAAATAATTTCTTGAACAGGTTGTACTCCACTTTGAACTGAAAATCTATCGTACTGATTGTCTTTGCTCCACCTATTACTTCTTGCAACTTTTATAAACTCACCTTTTACATCGTGGTCGAATGACATTGGCATTGCATCATCAAAAGATACATCAGTTCTTCTAAACATAATTAATGGAAGTATTAATGAACCATTTTTATCTCTTAATACTCCTCTTTTTCTAAAATTTTTCCATCGTTCTTCATTACCATAATAAACAGGAACTTTAATTACTTCATTAGCTTCTTTTATTCTTGGTTTCATTACATTTTTTAAATGTGTCATCACCGATGTATCAATATCTTTTAATGTTACAGCAAAGTTTTTAGTAAAATCTTTTCCTGGATTTATCGATTGCTCTCTATTACCACGAACTTTATTGTCTTTCATAGACATTTGTTCAGCTCGATTAACTGATTCTCTATTAACTACACTTTTGTTTGTTATTTTATTAACGGCCATTTCGTCTTCTCAGTTTTTTAAGTTTATCAAGTTTATTGTTTACCTTACCCTTAACCTCTTCTGATTTAATACTACTCATATCAGCTTTACCAATTGCAATTTCTTTTTTAATATCTACTTCAACGGCTTTCACACCTGTTTGACTTGGTGAATCAAAGTTATCTAATTTATTCATCAACTTACCCATCATCTGCTCCATTTGTAAATTACCATTTGGTTCAGGTGTGTAAGTATGTTTTCTTTCACCATACACATCTTCATCATCTTGAACATTACCACTTACCTTAACTTCAGGTTTAGGTTTTTCTACAAAGTTAGGATTTGAAGTATCATACTTCGTAATTCTTTTTCCTGTTATTCTTTGAACACCCATTATTTTATACCTCGTTTTTTAAATCTTTTTATTTGTGCAGGTGTTCTACCAGTTCTTTCTAAAATCTTATTCTTTTTTTGTCTTTCTTGTTTTCTATGTTTTGCTGCTTTATTTGGCATTATCTTGGTCTTTCTTCAATCTGTAATGATGATAATCTTGAACGATGTGCAGTAGCTACAATGTTGTGTTTAAAGTTTGGATGTCCACCAAATAATTGTGGTTCTGTTGTTCCATTTATTTCCCAATAATAATCATTCCAATCCACAATATCACCATTTTCAGGATAAAAATTTAATGAACCACTTGCAAGATTTTCTCTTTGAAAGAACATTGTTATATTTGAATTTAAATCTGAACCAAACTCATCTTGAACGATTTCAGGTTCAGCATACTCAATTAAACAATTTACTCTAAATCCAATGTCATAATATTTAGCTGTTGATTCCCCATACATATTGTCTTCCGTTCTTTCAACATTTACTTTGTAAATATCAACTGATTGACCAATAATTTCATCAATTAATTCTTCATTCATTTGATTAATTAAATCAAATTCTTTTTGTGGTATAAAAAATGGTTTTGTTTGACTCATTATCTTATCCTATGTATATTTTTAATGGAGCTTTATTCAATACCTCTTGTTGAGCATTTGCAACTTCTTGTTCAGTAACAGCTTGTTCTTTTTTACTAACAGCTTCAAAGAACTCTTTTAATTCTTCTGAAAGATTTGCTTTTTCTTCTCTACCTTCAGCTTTAAGAGCCTCACCATCCATAGAAACTTCCCCATTTGGTAATGGTAATGAAGCATATTTACTTCTGATGATTCCTAATAATTCTTTAGACAATGCTAATGTATATTTACGAATCCAATTTCTACCCATTGAATTTATTTCTGTATAGGTTATGAATTTATATGGTATATTAGATGGGTCAGATACTTTTCCACTTGTATAATCTTGTGTTACATCTATTCTATCATCTCGTCTATAATAATGAAAATAAATTAAATCACCATCATCTTTTGATGTCGGTTTTGGAAATATTCTCATTTTATTATTTACTAATTCAAATGAATGTGCAGATTTTCTAATTATATCATTTGTCTCTATTGCATTTGCTCTAGCTAAATCATATGATATTGGTCTTAATATATAAGAAACTGCAGGTGATACATTACCGAATCCAAATGAATCCAATAATTCTATATTGTCATAAGTTCCAGCAAATGGGTCATAGAATTTAGATATAGCTGCTGGTGCTTGATTGAATACTCGTTGAATTTCAATTCTATTTGACGTTCCAACAGTTGCTTCTAAACTTGCTTCACTTGTTAAATCATAAACTTGTTTTGATGATGTGATGGTTATTGAACCAGTTAAAAGAGTAGCGTTACCACCAACATTTACAGCTTGTCCGTATTGTTCTGATAGAGTAAATAAAGACATTCCCCCATTTGGAGTTTCAGCTTGATGTGAACCTGTACCACTATATCCAGAACCAGTAGTGGTGTTTCCATAATGTTCCCACATCCAATTCTTTGTATTGTAATGATTAATCTGTTGTGAATATTCTGATACTGCTTC